CTAAGGTCGAAACCATGAGTTTAAGCCCTCCCAAGACTTCATCGGCTTCGCGTTCGATATGAGAGAGAAGAACAAAGTGACACTTGCACGAGTCGGTGAATTTGCGGAGTAAGTTCTCAACTTGGCCTTGAGCAATGCCCCAATCGGCTTGGTTTCGAACGGGCTTGCCGCCTATGACTAGGGCCATGACAGAGTTGGAGATTCCGGTCAGGCCGTCGATTACTAGAACCCGGTTTTGGTTCCATGAGTCTACTGCGCCAAAGGTTTCCCCAGTTCGGTCATCTGGGAAATCGCACATGGCTTCTAAGAGCTTGATAAATTGATTATGCTTTCGCTTGTTCGGATCAGTCATTTTGGAAAGCATGTCGAGATTAAGGGTATTGATTTTTGTGGCTGAGTCTATGAGTTCATCGAAAGAGGCTTCAGGCGCGGCAAGGTGGTGCCAATGGAGATTATCAGGAATAGGTTTCCCTCGGTCGGCCCAATAGCCTAGAAGAGATTCCATCCCGGATTCCATGGCAAGAAAAAAGACTTCGTAGCCTAGGTCAACGAGGGTGCCGATGGAATAAGTTTTGCCGGTGCCAGAGGGCCCCATAAGAAGGATATTAATCCCCGGCAAGGTGTAGGTTTTCTCGGTCATTTTGAATCCTCTAGGATTTCTGGATTAAGGTCTTCTGTTGGCGCGGCAGTTTGGTCCATCGTAGCTAGACAAACAATATCGCTCGGTCGAGGATAAAAGAGTCTGGCGGGGTTAGGAATTCTGGCGCGCTCGAAAGCCGCAATCCGTCTCTTTGCATAAGTATTCCAAAGAGTCTCTACATCGTCGGTCATAGTATTCGCTTTCTCTTCTAAATTGCCATTGGAGAATTTCTATTGCAAGATCATACCAGCCGGGATTTCCAGAATGTTCGAGTGATCCGGGGATTGAATAATCTGAACCATGGCATTGGAGACAAGTTCCGGGAATAAACTTCCAAGGTTGGAGAGAAGAATTAGAAAAGGCTCGGATAGTTGCGTAAGAATCTCCACAGTTGGAACAGAGGAATCGGAGGGAATAACCAGAGTGAGAAGGAGAGAGTGGGGTGAAGTCGATGGAGAGGGGGCCAAAGGCGGGATCGAAGGCATGGAAGGTTCTCAAGAACTACCTTAAAGAAAACTCTATTTCTTCCCCTACCCGTACCATCTATTCTCTTCTTGGCCTCTCTCTTCAACCTAATGGTGAAGTCAAGGAACTTACTAAACCCGACGAACCCGTCGATCTTTCTTCCTTCAGACTCATCATTATCGACGAAGCTTCTATGATTAATTCTTTCCTCTTCGACGTTATTCTTTGCGAACGTGAAGGCACAACGTGGAACTGGAACACGGCAAGCTCGACCGCCGACGTAAAGACCCGAAACCTCACCTTCACCGAAAAAAACCGCCCTGACTTCGGACCTATTTTCTCTAAATGGGAAGCTCGAAATTCCACCCATAACTAGGCCCTTGGCACACCTAGCTATCTCTGTCTTTTTTGTGCCTATTCTCTAACTCTACTCTAAGGAAACTCTAATGTCTGACTTTGACCCTGCAACTTTCATGAACGAAACCATTACTGATTCTCTCGACACCGAAATCATTCCTTGTCCTGTTGGCGAATACCTTGGCGTTGCGACTAAGGTTGACATTAACAAGTGGCAGAAAAAGGACGGCTCAGCGTCGGGCCTTCGCCTTGACATCACTTGGGAGATTCAGGACGAAAATGCAAAGACCCTTACCGGGCGCGACCCTCTTCGCGTCCGCCAGCAGCAAATGCTTGATCTTAAGGACGATGGCTCTCTTGACGTTTCCAAAGGCCGCAACGTCGGCCTCGGACGCATTCGCGAAGCCCTCGGTCTTAACAAATCCGGCAAGCCTTTTGCCTTTTCTATGATCCAAGGCAACATGGCCAAGGTTCTCGTAAAGCATCGCGCTGGAGACAACGGCCAGCTTTACGATGAAGTCTCAGCGATTACCGCGCCTTAAACCTAACCTTGATGCCGGGGGATATTCTAAAACCCCCGGCATCTTTAGGAGACTTCTAATGCCAGAACTTTCTTCCTTTCCTGACTATTTCATCCACGTTGGCCACTTTATCCGACGCGGGCAGCATTTTGACAAACTCGAACTTTGGAAAACCCATTGGGAAGAAAAAGGTTTTGAAATAGAGGAAGTTCCCATTTCTACTATAGATGGAAAAGTCTACAAAATAGGAGAGAAATAATGCTTAGCATTATTGACGAAATTATCTACTACGAGGGGCGCGCCCTTGGCCGCATTACAACCTCTGACCGGGCTCTTCTAGAACAATTCAAAAGAAGCCTCGAAGAGCCTCAGAAATACCACTCTTCTGGTGCCTATGAGCTTGCTTGTCTAAAAGACGGCGTACACTGGGACCAACTTCCTCCTAACTAGGCCATTTCTCCATGATCCCTGCTTCCGGGCCGCCAACCGCGCGCCTTATGATCATTCTCGATTGCGTCTCTGACATCGATCTTCACAAGAACCTTATTCTTTCTGATTATCAATTCTCGAAACTCTTGCAAGAGGCGGGGATAAGGAGGGAAGAGTGCTTCGTGACGGCGCTAGTTGGGGAGAAGGTTTTAGGGCAGGATTTCGATACACTCGTGGCCCGGAGCAAGCGTGAGGGAGGGGCGTGGAGCGATGCGGACGACTTGCATGGGCGCAAGGTCCGCTCGGTCGTCACGCGCTCTCTGGCGCGGCTGGAGCGGGAAATTTCCCTAGTCCGCCCGGCCCTGATCCTCACCCTAGGCAACGGCGCAATGTGGGCCCTGACTGGAAACCACTCCATCGGTAAGTGGCGCGGCTCACTCTTATCCTACAACTCCATCCCCCTTATCCCTACCTATTCTCCCTCCTATCTCAACTCTCTCTGGAAAGAACGCATCTTTGTCCTCTCTGACCTCCGAAAAGCAGCGCGCCTATCGGCTCTCGCGACGCTTGATCCCGCGCCTAAAAGAAATTTCATCATCAAACCGGACTTTCCAACTGCCGCCGGGTATTTGCAGAATCTATTGTCGCGGCTTGACGAATCGCCACTTACTCTCTCTGTTGACATCGAAACCAGAGGCGGACATATCGCGTGTCTCGGTATCGCGCCTTCCTCTACCGAGGCGATTTGCATTCCTTTTATCTTCTCGGGCTTTCGATCCTACTGGCCCTTGGAAGAAGAATCATTCCTCGTTTCTCTTCTTGCTTCCATACTCACCCATGCTAATGTCCGAATTGTGGGTCAAAATTTCATTTACGACGCCCAATACATCTACCGTTTCTTTTTATTCATTCCACGCCTTACGCGCGATACCATGATTACTCAACATACGATCTGGTCAAATCTTCCGAAAGGCCTCGACGTTCTTTCTTCCCTCTACTGCCCTGACCATGTTTATTGGAAAGACGATGGCAAAAACTGGGACCCGAACGTAGGCGAGGCCCAACTCTGGTCTTACAACTGCGAAGACTGTGTTCGAACTTTCGTCGTCGATGAAGGGCAGCAAAGAATCATAGATTCTCTCCTCCCATCTTGGCCTCAATTACGCGAAATCGTTAATTTTCAAAACTCTCTCTACTACCCTGTCCTCCATGCCATGAACCTAGGCCTTCGTATCGACGAATCTTCTCGCGAAGAAATCTCCGAAGAACTACGTCTGGCTAAGGAAGAACGAGAGAAGTTCTTGACCGAAACTGTAGGCTACGCAATCAATCCACGAAGCCCTAAGCAAATGCAAGGGTTCTTTTACGAGGAAATGGCACAGAAATCTGTTCTTAAAAGGTCGAAAAAAGGCTCGTCAATTACGACGGATGATTCGGCTCTTGACAAGATTGCCTCGCGCGAGCCTCTTCTTCTTCCTGTCTGCAAAACTATTCAAGAAATACGTTCTCTTGGCGTTTTTCGTTCGACCTTCGTCGAAGCCTCTCGCGACTCCGACGGCCGAATGCGTTGTTCTTTCAACATCGCCGGGGCAGAAACCTATCGTTTTTCTTCCTCCGGTAACGCTTTCGGTTCGGGCTTGAATCTTCAAACTATTCCGAAAGGAGACGAGGACTAATGCTCCCTAATGTCCGCAAACTCTTCATCCCTGATCCCGGCATGACATTCTTCGACATTGACCTCGATTCCGCCGACCTCCGAATCGTCGCTTGGGAATCCAACTGCCTAGGTCTTAAGGAAATGTTCCACGCCAATCTCAAACCCTACGTCGAAGCCATGAAAATCTTCTACGACGATCCTACTCTCACCAAATCCCACCACTCCTACCCTACCTTTAAGGCTTTCGCCCATGCGACGAACTACCTTGGAACTCCCGCTGGCCTCTCTCCTAAACTCGGTCTTTCCGTCCGTGAACTCGAACGAATGCAAGACTGGTACTTCTCATTGTTCCCTGAAATCCCTCTATGGCAGGAATCTGTCCGAGCTTCTGTTAACAATCGCAAATACGTTGAGAACATCTTCGGGTATCGTATCTATTACTTTGACCGAATTGTATCTGATACGTATAACAAAGCTATCGCTGCAATTCCTCAGTCTACCGTCGCATGTATTATCAATAGAGGCTTGCGTAATCTCTATGAACGGGAGAGACGAGTTCAAGTTTTGCTTCAGGTGCATGACAGCCTTGCCGGGCAGTTTCCGACAGAGTTATCATCGGAAATGGTCCCACGAATCATCGAAGAATGTTCTATTGAACTTCCTTATGACGAGCCTATGGTGATCCCGGTAGGGATTAAGACGAGTGAGAAAAGTTGGGGGGATTGTTAAGATGATTCGTTTTAAGTATAACCCGAATCTTTTTGGCTGGCAGGTGTGTTATAGAAAATCTGGTCTTTGGCGAAACCTTTTTTGGTTTCATTTTTACAAAACCCAAAGATATAAAACTTTTGCTCTTTACCTGAACAAAGGAAATCTAGCCCTATACTGGCCCTTAGGAATAAGAATTTATAAAAGATTTGGACCAATAGAAAGATGCATTTTCTCTCTTGGAGCTAGAAACTAGGTGGCCCGGAATTTCAAAAACTGGCTGGAAGCTTATCTTGAATATTCGTCGTATTCCGAGGCCCCGCGCCATATGCACTTTTGGACCGGGGTTTCTACTCTTGCCGGGGCCCTTCGCCGTAAGGTCTGGGTTGATATGGGCTACTTTAAGTGGTTTCCAAACTTCTATATCATTCTTGTCGCGCCGCCGGGGATTGTCTCAAAGTCAACAACAGCTGGTATTGGTATGAGCCTTCTTCGCCAAGTCCCTGATATTCAATTCGGCCCAGATGTTATCACTTGGCAGGCCCTAGTCCAATCCTTTGCCGAATCTACCAAGTGATGTCAAGGCGAAGGCCCGACGCTGAGCCGTCCTTTTTCTGCCACTTGTTAATGTCAACCTTAGTCG